CTTCTCTAGATTTTTTCCCCCAAACTTTTCCTCGCTGATATGACTCAACCGGTGGTGCAATGAAATGCGACCTAAAAGCTTTGAGGAACGTCTCTGGCTTGCAAGACATTACTTGTCCTGTTGTGGTCTCGAACCCTTTTCCCCTAAAGTAATTGACGAAGTCAATTGATCTGGTTCTAGCGCTAAAATCAGCGTCTGATTCACCAGACTTCTTGACGTGCTTCCTATTCTGGAATTCCCTAGGAACGCGTCTAGCCGGTCCAGCCCATATCATGTAATATACATAAACTTCAGCTAAGGAAGGTGGCTGTTTTTTCGCATTTCCGGACTCGTAATATATCTCCGCATTGTATATATCATACAATGCCAAATACTCAGAGCGATATGGAAACAAACCATGACCAGGTTTCCCTGATTTGTTTGAAAAAATGGTTTGTTTTATATCCCTCCTAGCTTGTATTACGTGGTCGTATTGCTCAATTGCTTCCACTTGACGTTCATGCTCGATTTTCTCGGTAGCATGAATGTTTTTCATCCTCGTTGCTGCATCTCCTTCATTATCAATATAATGAGTCTTACTCGTGGTCAACCCACGCGAATTGTTCTTTTTGTTCAATAAAGTCGATAAATTCTTAGTTTTTGTCATGAAATTCAAATGGCCAAATTATTAATTTGGCGCTAACGCTCTAATAGATATTTCGCATCTTACGTCTCCTTGTTGGGGCATGGAGATTAATGGTTTTATGGATTTCCATTCCGTGTTTTACAGTTTTCTCTTTCAGTGGTTTCCAACTAAGGAGGACAGGGATATTCGAACCGACAATTGTGGAGCCAGCTCGAGATTTAAACTAGTGTCATAGACGTAATAAAAACGTCGGAGGTTACACCAGTGAAGTTAAATCTCAATTCCCATCCTAGTAGTCCGGGAGGATTCTTCCTAGTTGCAATAGTGAAGGTCCCGGATTGGGGGAAGGTTGGAGATAGTTTTGTGATAGTTGACGTATTCTGTCCGGCATTCACTAAAAAAGTTCCAACTTCCATTTGTGTATTTACAAGAATTACAAAACAAAAATTATATCTATCCACTAAAATAAAAAAAGGAGAGACATAAGGCGTGCTAATCACACCATTTATGGATGTATCTCCTATCTTAAAATTAAAAAGGGATCCTAACGATCCTACACTAAACCCTGTATAAAAGGGTCTATATGCATCGACGTACTCCTTGTTAGTTAAGGAAGAAGAGTCTGTGGGAGGTAAATTACATGATGGAGTATCGTTCACAAATTGTGAACCTCCGGCAAAAGTAGTGTTTCCTGAGAAAGTATTTTGGCCAGTGAAGAGGGATGATGAACTATAAATGGCATTTATCGCACTGCTAATCATATTTCCGACAAAGCCTTTGTTTGGAATACCAGTACTGCTGATAGGGTCCACGGAGCTTGTTGGGCAATGATAGGCAAAGGCGGTGTTGCCACGAATGTCTAACGATTCTCTAAACTGGGTTACTAACCCTTTGAAAATTACAATTGAATCAAAATCTACATCCTCAGTGATCAACTTACTAATACTAGTGGTTGTACAGCCGAGAAATGAATTATCTACATATTTCTTATTAACTAAACTATTCTGCATCTGAGGATCTATATCACATTCAGGAACATTATTTACAAAAC